GGCGTGATAGTGCAACTAGTACACGTTTCAGACATGAAGAAATTTATGATGACCTGACCGGTGAACTGATCGGTCTCGGTGTAGAGATGAACTATACCGATAACCCATGGTTTCCTGAGGTCCTTGAAATCGAGCGCCGCCGTGATCAGGCCACTCTGGATGATTCGACCTATCGCTGGATCTGGGAGGGAGAGTATCTGGAATTATCTGAAGCACAGATCTTTCGAAACAAGTTTGAAATTCAGGAATTTGAGCCTGATCCCTATAGCTGGGATGGACCATATCAGGGTCTGGATTTTGGCTTTGCTCATGATCCGCTGGCTGCGACACGTTCATGGATTCATGACGATTGCCTCTGGATTGAGTATGAGGCAGGCGCTGTAGGGCTAGAACTGGATGATACGGTAGAGTTCTTGTCAAAACTCATCCCTGATCTTGAAGATTATGCAATCTATGCCGATAACGCACGACCCGAGTCTATTAGCCATCTAAAACGAAACGGATTAAGCCGTATCAAGGCATGTGAAAAAGGAAAGGGTTCAGTCGAGGATGGTATTGCTTTTATTCAGTCATTCAAGCGGGTCTATATTCACCCTCG